CTGCTCGTACATTGGGTGGCTTGCAAACATGGTTGAGTTCTAACTACTCAGGTGGTACTTCTGGTACTGCTGGTTCATTGGGTACTACAGCTCGTGTAACTGGTACTGATCGTGCTTTCACATCAACATTGTTGAACACAGTAATGCAATCATGCTACACAAATGGTGGTTCACCAACTATGTTGTTCGTTACACCAGCACAAAAAGTTGTTGCATCAACATTCACTGGTATCGCTACTCGCTATCGTGACGTTCCTGCTAACCAACAAGCTCAAATCATCAACGCTGCTGATGTTTACGTATCTGACTTTGGTATCATCCAAATCGTTCCAGATCGTTTCATTCCTAACAGCGACAGCGATGACTGCGCTTTCTTGGTTGACACAGAGATGGCTGCAGTTGCTTACCTACGCCCATTCCAAACTAACGAATTGGCAAAAACTGGTGACGCTGAAACAACTCAATTGCTTGTAGAATATACATTGCAAGTGAATAACCAAGCAGCACATGGCATTATTGCTGACTTGACTTAATCGTTAAGGAAAGAGGGAGAGAAATCTCCCTCTTTTAAAATATGACAAATAAAATTGTAGATAACGTAAAAACAACAGAATTTATTGATAATGGCGCTGAAGTCGTTGTCAAGCAAGAACAAAACATTACAAGTATCGTTGATCACAACGTAAAAGAATATAACTCTTTTGAGAAGAGTGACAGATGGAGTGACAATGCCTTTGGTAACAAAGTAGCTTCAATTCCACTTACAGTATTCCAAGACCTTGAAAAGCAAGGCATCACTCGTGGCTTTACTATCTTAGACCACAAGCGATTTAAAGAATTTTTGAATAACCCTGACAACAGGGTATTTAGAACCAGACCAGGAAGAATATAATGGCATTTTCGACATACGCACAGTTACAGTCTACTATTGCTGACTATTTAGCACGTAGTGACCTTACAGAGCAAATCAAGGACTTTATTACGCTCGCAGAAACAAGGTTGAGTCGTGACTTGCGTATTCGTCAAATGTTGACATATACAACGCTAACTACAACTGCGTCTACTGCTACACTAAACCTACCAACAGACTTTTTGCAACTAAAAGACATTCACTTGGTCACTAATCCAGTGTACACATTGAAGTATATGTCTCCATCTAACTTGTTTAGAAACACAGAATCTACTGTTACTGCACTACCTAAGTTCTATACAACAACTGGTACGCAATTCATTTTCTCACCAATCCCTGATTCAGCTTACTCAGTGCAATTATTATACTACGCTGACCCTCCAGTATTGAGTGACTCAAATACGTCTAATGTATGGCTTGCAAACTGCCCTGATGCACTATTATATGCAGCCTTAGGTGAGGCAGAACCTTATCTAATGAATGACCAACGATTGGCAACATGGGCTGCGTTATATGACAAGGCTATCGCTTCTATTACAGCAAGCGATGATAGTGGAGAGGCATCAGGTTCACCTTTAGCAATCACTGTAGCTGCGAGGTAACATGGAAAGAATCCAATTAGGTGAGTGGAGACCAGACCAGCCAGGTATTGCTGGAAATCTAACTGACGTACAGAATGTTGTACCTCAAATGGTTGGATATGGTGGCTTCCCTACAACTTCTGTTTATTCTCAAGCTGCTTCAGAAGACTTATTGTCTTTATATACTGGTGTATATGGCAACGACTTAACAATGTTCGCTGGTAGTGCAACAAAGATATTTAAGTTCAATGAATTGACAGACCAACTTGATAATGTATCTAAAACAGGTGGTTATACTTCTACGACTTGGTGGGATATGGTTCAGTTTGGCAATGTAATGATTGCAGCAAACGACAAAGATGTGCTTCAGTCATGGAACCTTACATCATCATCAGCCTTTGCTAACCTATCTGCAAGTGCGCCAATTGCTAAGTTTGTTACAGTTGTACGTGATTTCGTAGTTGCAGCTAACATTGGTGGTGGTACTAATCCTACTAGAGTGCAATGGTCAGATTTAAACGATGAAACAGACTGGACTCCTGCAGCAACCAGCCAATCAGACTATCAAGATATGGCTGATGGTGGAAATATCACAGGATTAACTGGTGGCGAGTTTGGTTTAGTTCTAATGGAACGTGCAGTGGCACGTATGACTTACTCTGGTTCACCTTACTTCTTCCAGTTTGACATTATTTCACGCAATTTAGGCTGTATGGAACCAGGTTCTGTAGCTCAATATGGGAATATGACATATTTCCTATCTGATAATGGATTCTATGCTTGCGATGGTCAAAACTTAATGCCAATTGGTGCAGAAAAAGTAGATCGTTTCTTCCAAACTGACTCTAATGACTCTTATTTGAACGAGATGTCTACAGCGATTGACCCTATCCGTAAATTAGTAGTATGGGAATATCGTAATAACGATGAAGAGCAAGCACTTTTAATTTATAACTGGCAAACACAACGCTGGTCTTATGGTATTACTACTGCAGACTTCTTGTCATCAGCAGCAACTCCTGCATTGACACTAGAGGCACTAGATGCTTTTGGTACTGTGGACTCAATCACTACAACATTCGACTCACGTTTGTGGGTTGGTGAAAAGAATATCTTAGCTGGTATTCAAGGCAATCAGATTGTTACGTTTACTGGTGCTAACGCAGAAGCTTATTTAGTGACTGGTGACTTAGAGTTCTCACAAAACTCAGTTGTTACTGTGATTAAACCTATTGTGGACAATGGTGACTGTAATGCACAGATTGCCTCAAGACGTTCACTAGCTGATGCTATTACATTTAGTGCAACCAGCATAGAAAATGCTGATGGTCGTTGTAATGTACGTTCTGCAGGTCGTTATCACAGAATTAAACTAATCCCAACTGGATTATGGACAACTGCTGTTGGTATGGATGTAGAAATCGCTTCACAAGGCAATAGATAATGGTTCAATTTAGAACGCTACCTCCTATTGGTGGAGACCAACGTCAAGTAGCTGAAGTTGTACGTGGCATCATGGATGGCAAGACTAACAACACAGGAACATTTACACTTGCTACTGGTGGCGCTACATCTACTACTATTTATGACGAGCGTATTGGGTATGAATCAATTATTTTATTTGAAGCCACATCATCAGCAGCAGTAAATATTGAACTACCTTATGGCGCTTTTCAAGATAGCACAGACCAATCTGCATCAAGTACAACAACTGCTTATGTTATATCTTTTAATACTACAGACTATAGCGATGGAGTTACATTATCTAGTGGTTCTCGTATAAATGTAGCATATTCTGGTCTTTATAATTTGCAATTCAGTATTCAATTTGCAAATGCTGATTCACAAATACAAGACGTAGATATTTGGTTAAGAAAAAATGGCACTGATGTTTCTGGAACAAATAGTCAATTTTCAATAGATTCAAAACATGGTTCTATAGATGGTCACTTAATTGGCGCATTAAATTTATTTATTGCATTAAACGCTGGTGATTATATAGAACTTGCATGGGCTACTACAAACATAAATGTAAAACTTGAGTATATTCCAACGCAATCAAGTCCAACTAGACCATCAACGCCAAGCGCAATTGCAACAATGCAATATGTTTCATCAAATGGTTATACAAGTAACATTTTTACATCCCCTTATGTTTCATCACAAACACGAGGAAGTGCAGTTATTTCACATCCTGCAAATTCAATTTCAGGAAAAACATTTAAATACATTGTGGTTGGTTAATGGAAATTAAATACATACCACCTCACGAATTAAAAGATTGGTGGGGATTTGCAAAAGAAGGCGTAGAAGCGATTTTAAGTAAGTCGCCTGAGCCATATATCCAAGAAGAGATTTTTGCTCAACTATGGGCTCAAAAATCAATGCTATGGGTATTTATGGATGAAAATGTACCACAAGGATTCACAGTTTTAACACCTGAGCAAGATAATTTATTTGTTTGGGCGATTTGGGGCAAAACACCACAGAGTTTTGAAGTGGTATCTGAGTGTTTTGAAATGATTAAAGGTATAGCAAAACAAGGAAACGCAAAGACTATTACTTTTGGCTCTCATAGAATTGGATGGGATAAAGTAGCCAGAAAGTTAGGTTTTACTCCAAGATTATGGGAATTGAAAATAGAGGAATAAAATGAGCAAACAAAGCACTCAAACAACAGTCAATCAACTTGACCCAACAGTAGCACCATACATTCAATATGGTCTTGGACAAGCTAAGACTTTTTATGACAATCCTCAGGCATATTATCCTCAATATTATCAAGGTCAAACATACGTAAGCCCTTCAGAGCAAACTTCTGCTGCATTGTTAGCACTTAAAAATCGTGCAACTCAAGGTTCTGCACTTAAGCCTGCAGCAACACAAGAGCAACTAAATACAATTAGTGGTCAATATTTGTATGCTGGTAATCCTTACTTGCAATCTGCCTTAGGTGGTGGATTCCAACAAGCTACTACTGCATATAACCAAGCAGTAAACCAAGCGTTATCTAGCGCATCACAAGCTGGTCGTTATGGTTCAGGTGCTATGAATACAGCGCTAGGTGCTGCTGGCACTACACTTGCTAATTCATTGGCTAACCAAGCTGGTAGTCTTGCTTATCAAAACTATGCTGCTGAACGTGCTCGTCAAGAAGCTGCTGCACAGATGTATCCACAAATGGCTCAAGCAGATTACTACGACATCAATCAACTATACCAAGCTGGTCAACAAGCAGAGTCTTATCAACAAGCTGCACTTCAAGATGCTATCAATCGCTGGAATTACGCAGAGCAAATGCCACAAAATGCTCTTCAACAATATATGTCATACGCTTATGGCGCACCTATGGGATCTACTTCATCAACTCCAATCTACAGAAACTATGGTGGAAGCATTTTAGGTGGTGCAGCAACTGGCGCAGCATTAGGTTCAGCAATTCCTGGAGTTGGTACAGCAATTGGTGCAGGTCTTGGTGGTCTTTTAGGTCTATTATAGGAGTTAAGCATGGCTTTATTTGATTTATTTGGAATTGGTCAGACTCCAGACTACCTATCTGATTTAATGTCTGAAGAGCAAAGACGCAAACTACAACAAGCTGCTAGTCAAAATGCTTTATTGCAAGCTGGTTTAGGCATGTTGGCTCAAAGTGGATATTCACGTACTCCAGTAACACTTGGACAAATCTTAGGCGCTGGTGGTCAAGCAGGGTTAGGTGCTTATCAAGGCACTATGCAACAAGGCGTTCAAGACGTAATGATGCAACAAAAGATTGCTGAAATGAAACGCCAAAAAGAACAAGAATTAATGCAACGCAATCTAACAGAACAATATATTGCTAACCTTCCACTTGAACAACAAGCACTTGCAAGAGCATATCCAAGCATTGCTCAAAAAATGGCAGAACGTGCAGCATTGCCTCCAGAGAAGAAATTTGAAAAGGTTGGTGGAACATTACTTGATGTTACTGCAGGAACTCCAACAGTTGCTTATCAAGAGCCAAAAGAACCAACAAAGCAAAAATATACTGGAGCATATGGTAATTTAGCATTATCTATGTTTGGCACAGTAAATGCTGATGATTTAACTCAACAACAAAGAACTGACTTAGATACTGAAGCAAGGAAACGTAACCTTGAAAGACCACCATCAATTAGTGTAACTTTACCATCAGAGTCTGAACGTACTGCTGGATTCTTAACGTCTAGATTACAAGGTGGTTTGAATCAATTAAATCAAATTATTACTAAAAATCCAAATGCAGCAGCTCCAAAATTAGGTGCTGAAGCTGTTAAATATTTAACTGGATCTGATTATCTTAAAAATCTAACAAATACTGAAGATAGACAGCGTATTGAAGCAGCCCAACTTGAAGTTTTAGATTCAGCATTAACTTTAGGAACTGGTGCAGCATATACTCGTGAACAATTAGAGAATTATCGTAAATCTTACTTCCCACAATTAGGCGATAGACCAGAAACTATTAAAGATAAACAAAAACGATTGGAAACATTGCTTGAAGCAGCAAAAAGTAAGTCTGGTAGAGCAATGCCACAAGGAACTAGATCAAGTTCTGATATTTACAATCAATATAATGATTAAGGGTTAAAAATGGCTGACGCAGAAAAAATCAAAAGGATGCTAGATAAGGCAAAAGCTGCTGGAGATAAAGAGGCTATTGCTTTATTTGAGTCAGATTTGGCTAGCCTTCAACAAGAAAAACCAATCGTTGCTCCAACAGTAAATGTAACAGAAAAAGTTCAATATTCACCAACTACTGAAGCTGCTAGATCTACATTACAAGGATTAACATTCAATTTTGCTGATGAACTTGAAGCTGCATTGCGTACAGGTAAAATATCTGGTGCAGAATATGAAGCATTACGTAATCAGTTAAGAGCAAAACAAGAACAGTTCTCTAAAGAATATCCAAAAACTGCTTTAGCTTCAGAAGTTGCTGGTGGTTTAGCATTACCTGGTGGAATATTTGGATTAGCATCAAAAGCTCCAAGCATTGCAAGAACTGCTGCAATTAGTTCTGGAATTGGTGGTATTCAAGGTTATGGTGGATCAACTTCTTCTGAGGAAGCTCCAAGTGATGTAATTGGTGGTGCTTTAACTGGTGGTGTAGTTGGTGGAACTCTTGGCACTATTGGTTCTGCCATTGCACCTAAAGTTCAACCACAAGCAAGACAATTGCAAAAAGAAGGTATTTCTTTAACTCCAGGAGCTGCTTTTGGTGGTCAAATTCAAGCTGTAGAGCAAGCTGCTGAAAGTCTTCCAGTTGCAGGTCAATTAGTTAAAAGCGCAAGACAGCAATCTTTTGAAGAATTTAACAAGGCTGCATTTAATCGTGCATTAAAAGAGTTAGATACTGGAGTAACAGTACCAAAAGACTTGCCATTGCGTGAAGCTGCAGACTTTACATATGGTCAAATTTCAACAAAATATAATGAGATTTATCCAAAAGTAAGTCTTAAATATAACAATACAATTGAAAAGCAATTTAATGCTTTAGGAAAAAAATATTCTGAAGCAAATCTTGGAAAGGATGCTGCTGATCAATTTCAATCTCAACTTAATAGTATTAAAAAACGATTAGAAGGCAATAAATTAAGTGGTGGTCAAGTTAAGGCGCTAAAAGAAGATTTACGAATGATGACAGATGCTTATAAAGGCTCTGTTGGTAGTGAGAAATTGCTTGGTAATGCATTAAATGATTTAGAAAATAGCATTATGCTTTCATTGCGTAATCAAAATCCTGAATATGCTTCACAACTTAAAAAAGCTGATACTGCTTATGCAAACTATAAGAGAGTTGAATCTGCTGCTGCTGCTGCAAAAGGTGCAGAAGGTGCATTTACTCCAGCTCAGTTAGAAACAGCAATTAAACAAGGTGGAACTAAATCTCAATACGCTCGTGGTAAGGCATTAATGCAAGATTTATCAAACCCAGCATATGATGTATTAGGTAATAAGATTCCAGACTCAGGCACAGCAAATAGATTAGCTTTATCAGGATTATTAACTGGTGCAGCTCACTATATTGAACCTACTGCTGCTGTTCCTACTGCATTAGCTAGTGGGCTATATACAAAACCAGGAATGTCACTATTCCAAAAACTTATTTCACCAAGATCTCCATTAGTAGAAAAATATGGAACTAAAGCAAGAGCTGCAATACCTTTCTCTGGAGAAATATATGATCCATTCTTACAAGAGATATTAAAGAGAAACCAAGAGGAATAGAAAATGGCAAAGACCAAGATTAGTGAATTTAGCACCAACCCTGCCAATAATACTGATATTGATGGTATTAATATTGGTGAGGGGATGCTACCTTCAAACGTCAACAACTCATTCAGAGAGTTGATGTCACAACTAAAAAACCAACAAGCAGGTTTAGATGGTGATGACTTTACAGTAGGTGGCAATCTTACTGTCAATGGAACTTCTACTCTTACTGGCGCTGTAACACACACAGGTACGCAAACATACAATGGTGCTGCAAACTTTAATGGTGCAGTTACCATGTCATCTACAGCTAACCTTGGTTCTAGCATTACAGGTACAGGCGGTACGCTTAATAACGTAGTTATTGGTAACTCTACAGCTAACGCTATTACTGGTACGACTATCACAGCATCAACTGGATTTACTGGTGGTTTAACAGGTAACGTCACTGGCAACGTAACTGGTAACGTAACAGGCAATGTAACTGGCAATTTAACTGGTAATGTTACAGGCAATGTCACAGGAAACGTAACTGGCAACGTAACAGCTAACACAGGCACATCTACATTTAACAATGTACAGATTGATGGCACACTAGATATGTCATCAGGCACTGTAGGCACAATCACAGGTCTAGCTACACCAACTAACGCATCAGACGCAGCAACTAAAGGCTACGTAGACACTGCAGACGCATTAAAATTGAATCTGTCAGGTGGCACTATGTCTGGTGCAATTGCGATGGGTACAAGCAAGATTACAGGTCTTGGCGACCCTACTTCTGCTCAAGATGCAGCTACTAAAAACTACGTAGACAATTCTGTTCAAGGTTTAGATGCTAAAGCTTCAGCAAAGGCAGCTACAACTGCAAATATCACACTATCAGGCGCACAAACGATTGATGGCGTATCTATAGTAGCAGGTGATCGAGTTCTTGTTAAAGACCAATCAACATCTGCAGAAAATGGTATTTATGTAGCTTCTGCTTCAACATGGTCACGTTCTGACGATGCTAACACATGGGCTGAATTGGTATCTGCTTATGTATTCGTTGAGGATGGTACAGACAATGCTGATAATGGTTATGTGTGTACAGTTAATCAAGGTGGTACATTAGGTTCAACTGCTGTTACATGGACACAATTCTCTGGTGCTGGTCAGGTTACTGCTGGTACTGGTATGTCTAAGACTGGCAATACCTTAAACGTCAACACAGCATCATCTAGTCGCATCGTAGTAGGTTCAGACGAGATTGATTTAGCAACTTCAGGTGTCACTGCTGGTACATATAAATCTGTTACAGTAGACCAATGGGGTCGTACTACAGGTGGTACTAATCCAACAACTATCTCTGGCTTTGGTATTACAGACGCTTATACTAAAACTGAAGTAGATACATCACTATCAGGTAAGTTAAACACATCTGGTGGCACAATGAGTGGCGCTATTGCCATGGCTACCAACAAGATTACTGGTTTAGGTGATCCTACTTCTAATCAAGACGCTGCAACTAAATATTATGTTGATGGTATCTTAGGTAGTGCTACAAGTGCTGCTACAAGCGCTGCTGCTGCTGCTGTAAGTGAAACAAATGCTGCAGGTTCTGCTTCTAGTGCATCTGCAAGTGCTACTGCTGCTGCTGCATCATACGACTCATTCGATGATCGTTATCTAGGTGCTAAGTCATCTGACCCATCTACAGACAATGATGGCAATCCTTTGCTAACTGGCGCTTTGTATTGGAATACAGTATCTAATGCTATGAAAGCATGGGATGGTTCTGCATGGCAAGTAACTTATGTACCATCATCAGGTTTCTTAACAACATCAGATATTGGAGTAACTGTACAAGCTTATGATGCTGATTTAACTTCATGGGCTGCGATTGCTCCTAGTGCTAAACAAGATACATTGGTATCAGCTACAAATATTAAAACAGTCAATGGAACATCATTGCTAGGTAGTGGTGATGTAACAATTTCAAGTGGTATAACAACAGGCAAAGCTATCGCAATGTCAATGATTTTTGGCTTCTAAGGAGAAAATATGGCCGCCCCAAACATTGTCAACGTCTCTACCATTTATGGTAAGACAACATATTTAACACCAAGCGGTACATCAGCAGTTGTATTGCTGACCAATGCCTCTGGGTCAGGTAAAGTATTAAAAATTAATCAAATCGTAGTGGCTAATGTGGATGGTACTAATGCAGTAGACGCAACAGTATCTATTTATACAAATGGCGCGGTGGCTCAAGGCTCTGCTCCTAGTGGCGGTACGGCATATCCAATTGCTTCTACGATTTCAGTTCCAGCAGATGCCTCTTTGGTTGTAGTAGATAAAACTACCGCAATTTATTTAGAAGAAGATAGATGTATTAGCGTGACTTCAGGTACAGCAAGCAAATTAACCTTTAGTATTAGTTACGAAGAAATTAACTAGTTAATTAAGGACTGACCTATGGTAATGAGAAGACCTGCTGGGTTTATATCAGCCTTTTACGACCCGCTTAAGAATCCTGATGCGCCAACCAGTGTATCCGCTACTGGGGGTGATGCTTCTGCGTCTGTGTCTTTTACAGCACCTAGTAATGTTGGCGGCTCTGCTATTACTGCGTATTATGCGGTTTCTAACCCAGGTCAAATCACGGCTACCGGTGCATCATCTCCTGTTACAGTTACAGGGCTAACAAACGGCACAGCATATACGTTTCAAGTTTGGGCACTAAATAGTTACGGACCGGGTGTGTGGAGTTCTGCGAGTGGTAGTGTGACTCCGGCATCTCAACGCGGGCTGTTTGCGGGGACTGCGGCTTCAAACAGAAACACAATTCAATACATAACCATCACAACCACCGGCAATGCCACAGATTTTGGGGACTTAACTACGGATACTTGGGCGGCGGGGGGTTGTGCATCAACAACTCGGGCGATTTTTGGCGGTGGCGTGCGTTCTGGGGTTGCATCAAACATTATTGACTACGTAACAATCGCTTCTGTTGGCAACGCCACCGATTTTGGTGATTTGACTGTCGCTAGGTACTATGTTGCTGCGCTGGCAAATGCAACAAGGGGCTGTTTCGGGGGCAGCAGAGACAACGCAGGCAGTGCGGCGAACGTAATAGACTACGTGACTATTGCTTCAGCCGGAAACGCAACAGATTTTGGTGATTTGACAGTGACGAGGATTGACCTTGCGGGTTGCGCGTCAACCACCCGGGGGGTTTTTGGCCCCGGCTCAACATCAAACGTAATTGATTACATTACCATTGCTTCGACAGGCAACGCCACTGATTTTGGAGATGCTCCGTTTGCGGCGGGGACTTGGGGTGGTTGTTCTTCATCTACTAGAGGGCTGTTTGCGGGCGAAGATACAGGCGGAAAAAATTCAATCATCTACATCACCATTGCAACAACAGGCAATTCAACAGATTTTGGTGATTTAACTGTGGGCAGAAATGGTTGCGCCGGACTTTCTTCAGCCACAAGAGGTGTGTTTGGTGGAGGGGACGCCGGAGCATACAGCAACGTGATTGATTACGTCACTATCGCTACAACGGGCAACGCTACGGATTTTGGTGATTTAATAAACGCCGGGCCATATCAAGCCGCAGCATCCAACTGCCACGGAGGACTTCAATAATGCCAAGTTATTCAGGTAGCCTCCAGCCAAAACAGTTTTATGCATACATCCATGCCAGGCCAGACGGAACACCATTTTATGTTGGTAAGGGAAATGGTCGGAGAGTCCGTAACTTTAGCAAACGCAACCCTCATCACAAGAATATCGTTGCAAAGTACGGAAAGAATAATATTTTGATTGGTAGCCTAGAATGTTCAACCGAAGCAATATCATTTGAGCTTGAAAAAGGCATGATTAAGTGTTTACGTAAAATGGGCGTTGAGTTAACAAACCGAACAAACGGTGGAGAAGGATGCGTTGGACTTGTTTTGTCCGATGATGCCAAGGCTCGCATTTCAGCGTCTTTAAGAGGTCGCAAAGGTTTTGCACATACGCCAGAATCAAAAGCTAAAATTAGCATGGCAAATACTGGCAAAAAACGCTCTGAAGAGGCTCGTATGAAAATTCGTCAGACCGCTATTGGAAGAGTGGTTTCAAATGAAACCCGAGAAAAACTTAGGGCAGCTGCCTATGTGTTCTGGGCTAAGCGCAAACAAATGTTAGGAGAGCCGCATGCCATCGTATAGTGGAATTTGGAATTTAACAGCGGTGTATCAGGCTGTGGGTAGTGGGAATTGGACAGGGCTTCCCCAGACAAACACCGCCCTAATTGCTGGCGGCGACACAGGATGGGGTGTTGGTTTCAACACAATAAATTATGTGAACATATCAACGCTCGGTAACGCAACGATATTTGGTCAGTTGTCTTCTAAAAAATATTCAATGGCGGCGGCGGGAAGCGCAACATCCGCATACTTTTTTGGCGGCTATGACGCAACAGCAGGTAGCAACACAAACGTTATAGAGTACACCACGTTTGCAACAACAGGTTCGGTTTCTGATTTTGGGGATTTGATTAGTCCAGACCGTGCCATTTCAGCGGCAAATAGCACGACCAGAGCATATATTGCTGGAGGAACCAGTTTGAACAATGTCATTCAATATATAACAATGACAACATCTGGAAATGCATCTGATTTTGGTGACTTGAATTACTCTATGTATACCGGCCCCGCTGCTTGTTCTAGTTCTACCAGAGGTCTGATCGCTGGTGGTCACAACGCCGCTACGTATTATTCTAACATAAGTTACATAACAATCGCCACGACAGGTAACGCTACAAATTTTGGCAATCTTACTTTTGGTCGTTATAATGTGTGCGGCGCTTCTAACTCGACTCGCGGTATATTTTTTGGTGGGGAAGGCAGCGGCGGTAAGACCAATATAATGGACTACGTCACTATTGCCACGACGGGTAATGCAACAGACTTTGGTGACTTATTATATGCAAACTATTATTTGGCGGCTGCTTCCAACGCTACACGCGCAGTAATTTCCGGCGATTACGCCACCCCCGGCTCCCCAACAAACTTAATTCAATATGTCACCATCGCTTCAACCGGGAACGCGCTTGATTTTGGCGATTTAACATACGCTTCAGCGTATCAAGCTAGTTGCTCTGGTGGCAATGGAGGAGTTCAATAATGTCACAAAAAGACTGGAACGCGGGCATTATCCGGCCTGTACCCGTAGCACCTGCTGGCCCATACCAAGACGGAGCAGCATCAGGCGTGTGGACGTTAGCCCAACAAGAATACTGGTTAAAACAAGGGTTGTGGCCGATTGCTGGGAATGCTGCGCCTCGCGGTATTTTTGGCGGAGGAACTATCACGGGCGGAGTTGTTCAAAATGTAATAAATTACATTTCTATTCCAACAACAGGAAATGCTATCGATTTTGGTGACCTTTCTGCTGTTTGGCGGTATCCCGCTACACTTGCATCAACTACCAGAGGTATTTTTGCTGGGGGCAATAATGGGGCCGGAACTATTTATGCTAGCATAACTTATATTACTATTTTAACATTAGGCAATTCAACAAACTTTGGAAATCTTACTGCTTCAACACAAGCGCCCGCTGGATGCTCTTCTTCTACTAGGGGGATAATTGGGGGCGGCCAAAGATCATTCGCAGATACAAATGTAATTGAATATATTACAATTGCAACAACAGGAAATGCTACCTATTTTGGTGATTTAACTCAAACAACAAACCTTCTTGCTTCTTGTTCTTCGCCAACAAGGGGGTTATTTGGCGGCGGCGATAGTGGCGGCGCGTACACAAATGTAATTTCTTATATCACAATTGCGACTACTGGGAACGCTACTGATTTCGGGGATTTAACTGTAGCTCGCGGAGGATGGCGCCCGACCGCCTGTTCTTCTTCAACTAGAGGGCTTTTTGCTGGTGGTTATGCAGCCAGTTCTACTAATGTAATTGATTATGTCACTATTGCGTCGATTGGAAACGCAACAGATTTTGGCGATTTAATTTCTGCTATTGGTAATTCCGCTGCGTGTTCTTCAACTATCAGAGGTGTTTTTGGTGGCGGTGAAGATTATACAAATGTAATTCAATATGTAACTATTGCCTCTGCTGGAAATGCCACAGATTTTGGTGATCTACTTTATGCGCCAAAAGAGCTTGGTGGATTGTCAAATAACAGTGGCGGCGTTCAGTAAACAACAAAAAGGAAAACAATGAGTAACGATTTAATTATTAGCAGCATGACAACCGCTCTGACTACACAAAAGCCAGAGTACAACTTGATGCTACAAAACATTGACAGCCGCATGCCCGCTGTCGTGCGTGATACGAGTAACTTCCACAAGAGCCATTCTCAATTCATGCAGGTTACTTTGGATGTGACAGCGATTACACCCATTCGCTCGATTAAACATTCACTAGCTGAGATTGACCGCACTCGTTCTGCGCTGCAAGAAGCCTATATTGGTATGCGTAAAAAGCAAAACGAACTGGCCCGCAAACAGGACGAACTCGCTAATCCTAAAGAGCCGTTGGATAAGTTCCAAGTTGAACTATTGGAAATTGAAATCCTAGAATTGCAAGGTCAGTTAGAAGGCACACAAAACCATGTAAACGGTGCTATCCGTAAAATGAACTTCTTTGTAAACCAGCATCAGCAATTGTTGGAAAAGCTAGGCGTTACTGAAATCACAGAAGAAATGTACGAGCGTGAAGAAGCGCGATATCACATCATGACTTGTATGAAACAAGGACTCAATGCTGCCCGCAGCCGTGGTGGTGTGATTGATGAAGGCAACATGATCTATCTGTTTGACTTGGGTATTAACGCGGCTCAGGCGCAAGCTGAAGTGTTTGCTTATTTGTCTATGGAAAATGAATTGATCTCACAAGGCAAAGCACCAACACATGAAATGACGATGCAGTGGTTAGAAGCCTGCGCTGACAAATGGGAAAAAGACCCAGAAGCGTTTGCAACTCGCCGTGGGTTCTCAATCTTCGACAAGACCAGTTTGACTAACTTACCGTCTCCAGAGGCCGTGTAATGCATTTAGTGGTAGCTACTCCAGCGTATGGCGGCATGATGTGTACAGAGTATGTGCAGTCACTGCTGGCGCTTAAAGAAGCCTGTATCGAATACAAAATCAAGATGACCTGTATTTTTCTAGGTAATGAGTCGCTGATTCAGCGTGGGAGAAATACCTGCGCTCACCACTTCTTACAGATGGAAGATGCCACACACTTGATGTTTATTGATGCTGACCAGAAGTTTGAAGCTAATGACATTGCACGTTTAATTAAAGCCGATAAAGGTATCATCGGTGGTGCTGTACCAATGAAAGGCATAAATTGGAACAAGGTTCGTCAAGGCGCAGTACTTAATCATCCAAGGCTTGATTTGCTGACAGGTATCTTCAATGTCAATGCGCTTGACGGCCACAGCATGACCGACCCTAATACGCCGTTTCAAGTGAAACATGTGGGTACTGGGTTTATGTTGATTCGCCGTGATGTTTTTGAAGATTTAAAACCGCATGTTGGTTGGTACACTAATGGCGGAGTGACTATCAGCCCAGAGGATAAGGTCTATGATTTTTTTAAGGTACAAAACGTAGACCACGAGTTGTTATCAGAGGATTATAATTTCTGCCACATGTACAGAGAACATGGCGGTACAGTTTGGGTAGCACCCTGGTGCGAGTTAGGCCATTTTGGCGCTTATTGTTTTAGCGGGCAGTATGCCCAAGGAGTTTAAAAATGTCACATCAAGTTATTAAATATAGATTAAATGCAGACGGCACAGTGCCATCATTCTTGTGCTTACATCCAGAAGGTGTAGGTGGTGTGTTTGCTGTAGGCGATCCTAATACACCAAGCCCTCGTGATATGGTTATGGTAGGTTTAACAGAAGATGGCGTTACAGAAGGTGACTTTGAAGTAGTGCCAACAAAAGCAGACTTAGTTGCTTACCTAACAGAAGTGGGCAAAGACTGGACACAGCCAGACCCAAATAATCCTAATGACCCAAGCGCTACAATCCCTTTTGACCCTGTTGCAGCTGCTGATTGGGTATGGAACAGATTAGACGCATTAAATGGATAAAGATTTAATGGATATGGTCGCTAAGTGCGATTATTGTGGTATGCCGTTTTTAGTAGACCTTGAAGACACTAATAAGCTGTTTGAGCCACTTGTCCTGTTTGATGTGGTAATTCATTTTGGACTGACTGTAAATCAAGAAATTAAATTAATAATTAATAAACTAAAAGAGGTATAAATGGAATCTCAAGTTATCATAAATATTGTCATTGGCTCTGTTTTATCTGTTTTAGGTTGGTTTGCTCGTCAATTATGGGATGCAGTTCAACAATTAAAATCAGACATGAAAGAACTAGAAGTTGAACTTCCTACACATTATATTCGTAAAGATGAGTTTGAATATCGTTTAGATAAAATTGAATCTATGTTAGAACGTATTTTTGATAAATTAGATGACAAAGCAGACAAATGATAGATCAAGACAAATTAGATTTTCTATTCAATCATTTACTTGATAAAATGGTAGATGAGGTGTATATAGATAATGATGCTTTTGGCATTGTTTTTGATGATGGAACTCTAATTGAACTTTATTCTGATGACGATTTGGAATTATATTATGAAGTACCAAAGGGGAATTAATCTTTACATT